GCATAAAAGCGAATGTAGACTCAGTACAGAGCAACGTATCTACCAATACTGGGCGTATTAATACCGTACAGAGTAATGTAACCACACTTACTACGTCAGTCAATACTATACAAGGTAACGTAAACTCTGTTGCAAGTAATATCGCTTCTATTGCAGGTTCTGTTAATACAGTACAAAGCAATGTAACTGCTCTTACAACTTCGGTTAACACTATTAGAGGTAATGTAAACTCAGTAGCAAGTAACGTAGCTAGTATCATTAGTGGTGCTACCGGATTTACGGGTGATATCTCTGCTCCAGCTATTGTTCTTAATAGCCAATCTAAACTAGGTGCTAATGCAGTATCTAGCGTAGGTACTGGTACTACTGCTGTATTTAGCTTCCCCGGAACTACTTATCGCGGGGTAGAACTTACCCTATTAGTGCAGGACGTAACTAACTCTCAGTACCAACTATCTAAAATGCTAATTGTTCATAACGGTTCAGCTGTAGACTGGACAGAGTATGGCATGATCAGTACTAGTGGAGCAGATCTTACTAGCTTTACTGTAGGTATTGATGGTGGTCAGCTAGTTACAGTTAGTTCGACAGGCGGAAGTGCGAATAAGAAGATTACTACATCAGCTCAGTATATTAATCAGTAAATGACTTTAAATGGCTATCAGCTATAATACTAGTGTAGTCAGAGATGGGTTGGTTTTGCATTTAGATGCAGCCAACCCAAAGTCTTATCCTGGCACTGGTTCTAAAACTTTTGTCAAGTATGATGGAGATATGCCCGCAAGTATTTCTTCTATCTCTGGCATCAGTCAAGAATATACCCACACTGAGCTTATTGAAATACTTTTAATGCCACTATGGCAATAACCTATTTATACGGTTTAGTTTGGTAATACCATTTGCTAATAATTTATTATATAGCTATACTAAACAGATCAAATATAGTTTCTACTAAAGATTCTACAAGGGGAATAGTGAACCGTGTCAGAAAAATATTTTAAAGTCAAGAACGGTGTTACTACACCTTCTATCACATTTAATAATCAACTAGTTAATTCTAACCTATCCATTAGTTACCTAGAAGCAAACACCCTATCATTTACAGGCACCTCTGGTCAGTTATTTTCGATAACTGATACACTAACTGGTACCATTTTTGCAGTTAATGACATATCTGGAGTACCGTCTGTTGAGGTATTCGCTACAGGTAATATACAATTAGCTGAAACTTTTGGTAATATCCTAATAGGTACTGCTACTGATAATGTAGCAGATAAAGTTCAAATATCTGGTAATGTAGCTGTAACAGGGACTATAGCTGGTAGAAATCTAACTACGGACGGCGCTAAGTTAGACGGTATAGAAGCCGGAGCTACTGCAGATCAGACTGCTGCTGAAATACTTACAGCTATCAAAACTGTAGACGGTACCGGTTCGGGACTTGACGCTGATCTTCTTGATGGTAATCAGGCTTCTGCATTTTACTTAGCTACTAACCCTAGTGGCTATATTGCAGGTAACCAAACTATTACTCTTTCTGGTGACTTAACCGGGTCAGGTACGACCTCTATTAACGCTCAGATTGCAGCTAATGTTGTTGGTGCTAATGAGCTTAATGTTGTTGGTAACGGCACTACTGCTCAGTATCTGCGTAGTGATGGTGATGGCACTTTTACTTGGGCTACCCCTACTGACACCAATACTACTTATTCTGTAGGTAATGGCGGTCTTACTGAGATTAACTTTACTTCTGCTCTGAATACTAAACTTGCTGGAATAGAAGCGGGGGCTACAGCCGACCAAACAGCTGCAGAAATACTTACTGCTATTAAGACGGTAGACGGTGCTGGGTCAGGACTTGATGCTGATTTACTAGATGGACAATCTTCTGCTTATTACGCTACAGCAACTTCGGTAGCAGCTATTGCTGCACTAGACCCCGTATTAACACTAGCTGGCGATGCTACTGGTACTGCTACTTTTACTAACTTAGGTAGTGCTACACTGACTTTATCCATAGTAGATGATAGTCATAACCATATAATTAGTAATGTAGACGGTCTACAGATAGCTTTAGATAGTAAACTAGCCACATCTTTAAAAGGTGCTACTAATGGTCTAGCAGAGTTAGATGCTACAGGTAAAGTACCTACTGCACAGCTTCCTAGCTACGTAGATGATGTACTAGAGTATATTAATCTAGCTGCCTTCCCTACTACAGGAGAAACAGGTAAGATATACTTAGCTCTAGATACAAATGATATTTATCGTTGGTCTGGCTCTGCTTATATTATAATCTCAGCATCTGTAGGTAATGCTGATACTGCTACTAAATTAGCTACTGCTAGAGCTATAACTCTTGGAGGTGCTATATCAGGTACAGCTAATTTTGATGGTAGTACTAATATAACTATTACTAGCTCTATAGCTGCAAACGCAATTGGAGCTACACAGCTTAATGTAGTAGGTGATGGGACAACAGCGCAGTATTTACGTAGTGATGGTGACGGAACCTTTACTTGGGCAACCCCAACTGACACTAATACAACCTACTCAGTAGGTAATGGCGGCTTAACAGAGATTAACTTCACCTCGGCGCTGAATACTAAACTTGCCGGCATAGAAGCGGGTGCTACTGCTGACCAGACTGCTGCAGAAATTCTTACTGCTATTAAAACAGTAGATGGTTCAGGCTCAGGCTTAGATGCAGACTTACTTGATGGTCAGCAAGGATCTTACTACCAACCTGCCTCTACTGCTATTACCACAGCTAATATAGGGTCTCAGTCTGTAGCTTCTGCTACAACTTCTAGTAGTACTACTGGTAATGCGGCATCTGCTACAGTACTACAGACTGCTAGAACTATTAATGGTGTATCTTTTAATGGCTCAGCTAATATTACGGTAGCTGGCGCTACTATAAGTACCAGTGCTCCTGCAGGGGCTAGTTCTGGTACGCTATGGTGGGATTCAGAGGCTGGTAAATTATTTATATACTATGTTGATGCTACTAGTTCGCAATGGGTTGAAGCTTCTGCACCAAGTAGTCCTTTCCCTGCATCGCTCGATCTTGGAGCACTTTAATTATGAATTTTATAGGAGTAGATAGATGGCTGTAATTACTTTTCCGGCTAGCCCAGCAAATGGTGCTACTTACGCTGTAAACGGGGTAGTGTATACTTATAGTACTGCTAAAACTTATTGGTATATTAGTAGCGCGCCAGCAGTTGCTGCTGCCTTCGACTTAGGAGTTCTTTAATTAAAACTTTGACTAATAAACTTTGATATGGTATAAGGAATGGTATGACACAAAAACTTCCAGTATATCTAGGCGGTCTCGGCCTAGACGCTACTAATAAATTTGAGATACAACCCAATGCCACAATAACTGTAGGTAATGGTACAAGCACCGGTAATGTTATAGTAGGGGGCGACGTCGTTATAAAAAGCGATTTAGTTGTTTCTGGCATATTTGACCTAGGTACGCTTTAATTAGCTATAGAATTTTAAGGAGTAAACAATGGCTACACAGCTACAATTTAGACGAGGTACGTCCGCTCAGAATGATGCTTTTACAGGCGCAGCTGGTGAGGTGGTTATCGACACTCAATCTAGGAATCTTAGGGTACATGATGGAGCTACTGCAGGTGGTTATGAGATTATTCCTAGTGGTTCTATAGTTGCTCAAGGCTGGACCGGTAGCCCGGTCGGCTGGCAACTCTGTAATGGAGCTGCTATATCTAGAACCACTTATGCTAGATTATTTTCTCGTATTGGTACTAGCTATGGTGTAGGCGATGGATCTACCACCTTTAACGTTCCAGACTTAAGAAATAAAATCCCGCTAGGAACTGGTACTAACCACCCTACTATGGGTGCTGCAGGTACCCCCGCTGCTGCAGGCGGTACTATGACTAGTGCTGCTAAAACAGACGCTGCTACCAACTCTACTACACAAACAGTAACTCCCGGGTTTGTTAACGTTGCTGGTAGCGCTAAAGACTCTGCACTAACAAGTGTAGTTAACTCCGTTAACACATCTGCACACACTCACACTATAGCCAGTTTTACTATAAACACAAGCCTACCCTACCAAGTTGTAAACTGGGTAATAAAGGAGTAAACCTATATGGAACAACCTATAAGAGAGCTAGATCAAATACGAGCAGAGCTAGATCGTCTGCAAGAGCGATCAATAGTAAATAGTACTGGCATATCCGCACATGAAGCGGTATGCGAAGAGCGTTATTTACATATATCAGAATGTTTAGAAGCTATGCGTAAGAATATAAAAGAAACTCAAAACTCTATTTCTAGGTTAGAAGAAGTAGCCTCGCAAGGTAGAACATCGCTTAGAACAGTTTTATGGTTAGGCGGATTAATAGGTGGTATAACTGGTCTAGCCCTTGCAATTTATGACATAAGATTGAAGTAATGGCCGATTTTTTTAGACTACCAGTAGCTAAACTAATTACTAAACTACCTAGTCCAGTAACATTTAACGAATCACAACAAGCTATGATTGATAGTCTTAATGCTAATCGATTTCATGTTCATGTTGCTGCTCGTAGAACTGGTAAAAGCTATGGAGCAGCTATTTTAGCTTTCTCCAAGCTGTTAGAACCTAAGCAACAAGTTATGGTAGTTGCGCCTAACTTCTCTCTATCTTCTATTATTTGGGACTATGTTACTGACTTAATTCGACAGCTCGACATTGAAGTTGAAAAATTCAACCAAAAAGATAAAGTAGTTAAGCTAGTAAACGGTTCTATATTTAGACTACTAAGTGCTAACAACAGAGACTCACTAGTTGGTCGTGCGGCTAATCTACTTATCGTAGATGAAGCTGCTATTATTCCTAACGACGAGTACTTTATTCGCGATCTTCGCCCTGCTCTATCTACATTTACTGATAGCCGTTGTCTATGGATTTCTACTCCACGTGGTAAAGGTAATTATCTATATGACTACTATCTTCGTGGTCAAGATGATGAGTATGAGGATTGGAGTTCTGCTGTATTCACTTGGCGCTCAAACAAAATGCTTTCAGAGAAAGACGTTGCTGAAGCTAAGAAAACTATGACAACTGCACTATATTTACAAGAATATGAGTGTGCTTGGACTACTACTGAATCTCAGATATTTAACCACTTAGATGAAGAAAAGCATCGTGATGAGTTTCAAAAAGAACACTTTGATGAAGTTATTGCTGGACTTGACGTTGGCTATAGAGATGAAAACGTATTCACAGTTATAGGCGTATCTGGTGAAAGATATTATGTAATAGATGAGTATATCTCTAAAGAGTCTACTACTTCTGAACTAGCTAGTGTTATCCAAGAAAAGATTGACGAGTGGGGAATCGAAACTATCTATATTGATAGTGCTGCTCAACAAGTTAAGGCTGATTTTGCATATGATTATGACATTTATTGTGAGAACGCTATTAAGTCTGTTAATGATGGTATCAGCTTCCTACAAGCACTAATAGAGCATGATAAGTTGATGTTCGATATTGACGGAGCTAATCACACATTCAAAGCTATGGCTGCTTACGCTTGGAATACTAGTACTGATATACCAAAGCCTATACACAACTGGGCTTCGCACCCTTGTGATAGCGTTCGTTACGCTATCTATACACATCATAAAATGAGTAATATATCAATTCATGGTTAGGATTATTGTACTAAATTATGCAAGACCTGAAAACGTTAAGCTGATTATACGTACTTACATAGATCATTTCCCTATTACGGTTGTGAATAACTCTGCGGTTCCTTTTACTTACGAAGACGATCGTGTCACTATTATACAAATGCCTATTAACCATTATTG